CCTTTCTTTTCGGGTTTTTAAAGCCCTCTCAATGTTAAACCAAATTAAAGAAACGCCCGCCACGATTCCGACCGTAAAACTTACACACTCAGAAAACACGGCCGCGCTCCACCCTATAAATAAAAAGTTCAGAGTCCAAGTTTTCAAAGGTTCCATTTTTTTAAATTGTTGAAATACTAACGTTGGCCCCATAAATAACGCTTGTCGTTGAGTTTGGACTCACTTTAATAACAAGGCTTGCCGTTGTGCTACTATTTACGTCCGTTATATTAATTAAGGCGCCAAGGTCGCCCGTTCCTTTTGAGTCGGTGGCGCCCGTTGTATGGTTAAAACTAAAAACTTCGACGGCGTTTGAAGTTGAGGCGCTTGAATAAACTCTTACTTGCGTTGCTTTGTAGCCCGTTGGTACAGATAAAAAGGCGTACATTTCGGCGCCCGTTGCCGGTAATCGTACACCTAAAACGTCGGTCGTGTCGTCCTCTATTGCAATTGGCGCCCGTGTATAGTCGTCATTCATAAAAAACTCATTCGGCATAACTTTCAAAAGTGTCGCGCTTCCGTGCCAGCCGTCCGAGGACCCTCCGGCCGCCGGAGTTTGCCAACTTAACCCGCCGGAACCGTTGGCCGTTAAAACTTGTCCGCTGGTCCCGTCGACAAGTGTCCCAACTTGACCACTTGAGGCCATAGACATAACGGCCAGCGCTTGCGAAGGGGCCGCCCTTGGGAGTGTCAAATCGTACGAACTTGCAAGGTTTGAAGGGGCCGCGATATTTACGGCCTGAGTAGATTCGTTTGAGGCGTCCGGATTAATTTTAAAAATTTGAAGTTTTGGCGTTCCAGTTTTACCAAGTGGCCCCGCTACTTTAATATGTCCGTCGTAATCTTCAATATCTACTAAAACCCTTTTTACCATAGTGTAAAAAGTTTGTAAATTTATAGAACTTAAACCGCCGACGGTTAAAACTCTGTTTTCGCCGTTTAATGACGAAACAATTAAAGACGTTAGGCCGTAAGCGTCAAAATTAAATTTAGTAAAATTAAAAGCGCTCGGGACATTTGTCGCGTTGCCTCCGGTTGAATTTATAATTGAGGCTTGAACAGAAACCGCCCCCGGGACCCCCGTCGTACCGCCTTGGTTTGAGCCCTTTACGTGTCGTATATTGTCGTCGCTTGTAATTGCGTGAGTGCTTGCATAATCGACGGCCATAGCTTCAATATCAAAAACGCGCGATTTAATGGTCCAGGTTAATGATAACGGTAGACACTTAACCTCAGTTTCCGACATTGTAAAAGCCCATAAATCGTGAAACCTTGGCAAAGTTTTGTAAATGATTTGATTCCAAGGCGGTAAAAAATAAGAGGGGTCGAAGGCATAGGAACCCGTTCTTATTAATGTCGGTTTATATCTATGTCTCGCCAGTTGCTCGGCGTTCAATTGGTGTATATAAGCGTCCGGCCCATTTTGCCCCCCCCGACAACGCCACCGCTCGCCCCCCGGTGTATAGTCTGTTGTTGTGTTTACGTCGTTCGTTAAAAGAACGCCGTTTAACTGACCTTCGTACTGGTCGCCAAGAACGGACTTACTCGCCCAAAGTTCCGAACTATTAACAAGATTCGAGGCGCTAAAATAAGCGTCTTGGTCGCCGTCGCCACCGTCGCCCGTTAACATTCTAAAATTATTTATTCTCGCCGGTATTGGGTACTGTAAAAATGAGGTGTCTGAATAGTCTAAATTTGTCCCGTCATATTTGTAATAATCTAAATACGCCGTAAACTCAACGCCCTCAAAGCCCGCCGAAATATCGGGCAAGTTTGGGAGGGTCCAGTCTAAAACGTGTTTTACATTATTAACCTCGGTCCCTGACCCAAACAACCCCGAACGGTGTTTAAATTGGTGTTCATTTTCGCCCCCTCTGTTGGCCGTGTGTAAACCCCCTACAATATCGACGGCGGTGTCGCCTGAGCCTTGCGTTACGATTGGGGCCTCGGGGTCGTTTCCAATTGTAGGCATAGTAAAAGAGTACGAACTCGCGACGGTCGTCCACTCAATAGCGCCGTTTTGTTTTAAATGTTGATAGTTTAAATTACTTTGTAAATTCCTTTGTATTTCTATTGTGTCACTGCTCCCGGAGTGAACTAAATCGCGTTTTAAATAGTACGGCCCGACTTTAATAATAATTTCAAAAACGGCCTTTAATCCTATACCGTCGGGCTCAGTTATAGAGTTTGAGTGTCTACCAGTTTCATTTAAAACAATTTCGCCCTTAATAGTTAATTGACTCCCGTTTGGTATATTAGCCCCGGCATTTTTTATATTTGTAAAAAGTCCGTCGTGTGGAAAAATATAATAAGGGAAAAACTCGGGAGGTCCCGCAAATGTTGTACCGTTAGCTATTGAACTCGTTGAACTCCCGGGCGAACTAAACCCGCCCCCAGAGTTTAAAATCGCCCCCGGCGGCGCTTGCAAAACAACAGTCGAACCGCCTTTTATATGTTTTGACATTGCTAATTTAACCGGGTGCAAATAGGAGTCCATTAACCCGCTGAGAGGCTCGAGTTTTGCGGCGTTTATATCTACGACAACGGTCGGCATTGTGTGAGAAACCGGCCCGTTTCCTGATAGCATAGTCGCGCAAGTGGCAAAACAAAAAGTCGGCGGGGTGTCGGTGTCACTTTCGGAGTGGTTAATCGCTCCGGGGTTCATAAAATGCCACTCACCGCCCGAGAGAAAAAGACGCGCTTGAAAAACTTGTAATATGTGATGTAAAACCTTGCCGCAAGTCATCCCTTTTTTGTCAACAAATAACCCGCCGAGGTCGTCAGTAGACTCGTCACTTTTGTAAAAAGTAGGCGATAAAATCGCCGTATTAAACAAAGGCGATTGTTTAACAAACGTAACGGGGTTAATTTCTAAAAGGTGGGCGTCGTGGTCATAATTATGTATGTACTCCCTAAAAAATGCCCGTTGTACGGCGCTTGTCGGTGTAACTGTGGCGCTTTGCGTTGTGGTCCCGTTATAACTGGGCCAGCCCCAAAGTTTAAAAGTTGGTAATTTTTCCAAACAACGCCCGATTGTTTTTGAAAGTGTCGCCTCGTCGTCATAGACTTGGCCGTTAAGTTGTAAAAAATCTTTTTGATTTAGTAAATTTAAACCGTCGACGGCCGTAATTCTCAAAAAACTTAAAGGCTCATTCGTTAGACTTTGGACGCCGTCAGGTTGTATAATTCCGAACCACTCAGGAACCCAATAACCGGCGGGCGTGGTGTCTTGCTCAGTTGTTGAGTTGCTCGAGTTTACCGGGTGTGCAACGTGTTTAAAAAGACCCACCGCAAAACGGTTTTCGAGTCCTTTTGAAAGTTCTGTTTTTAATTGTTGGCGGCGAGTGCCCTCAAGTAAAAAATCGAGGGTTAAAGTAGACTCGATAAACGGGTCGTGCATTGTGTCGCCTTTTCCGGACCAGTCCAGCGTACAACCGTCGGGACCGAGGCGAAACCCTTGAGGGTCTGAGTCGGAAAAGCTAAACCCGTCGAGCGTTGTTGTGTTGTCTAAAATTTCGACGCGCCACGCTTGGCCGGCGTCGTCTGAAAACTCAGAAAAATAACGCCTAAAATATCCGGAGTTTGAGAGGGCTCCGAGGTTGGTCCCGTCGTAGTTAAGTATTGCCATTTTGTTAAATTACTCGTCGCCGTGCGAGGCTCCTATTTGCGCGCTCGTTAGAGAGAAAAATGTCATTACCTACGAGGCGCCCGTTTACGGTCATATTTTCAGAACCGCCCCCGCCGGTCATATCTAAAAATTGGCCCATTTTTTCGAACGGGACCACGAACTCGCCACGACTTGCGGGGTTCTCACCGATGAGGGCGAGCGTAGGCCCTAAAACGGCGCCCCCGCTTGCCATTTTTGTAAGTCCAGCAAATAACCCCCCAACGATTCCGGGAGCCGCCGCCGCCTTCGCAAGTCCAGACACGCCACCCGTCGCCAAGTTGTCGGGCGAAGGTGCTAAAAATGTTGTGATAAGGTGCCCAATTGTTAGGCTTATAAGTTGTTTTATTAAACCAAGGGCGAACTCTTTAAAGGCCTCGCCGAAAGACTTCACGCCCATAATTGCGTCAGCGAAACCGTCACCTATTCCGGCCAAAGCCTCGCCGCTTGTCTCGCCGAGTTTAAACATTAACTCTGTTAAATTAGCCGTCTTATTCTCGAGGTCCCCGTCTCCGTCTCCGTCTCCGCCGCCCCCAAATAGCCCACCACCGCCGCCACCCTCGCCCGAGGTTATGACGGGAGCCTCACCAGTACCACCACCACCACCACCGCCCAAAGTAAACCCGCCGACTTTACTCGAAAGGCCTTTAAAGCCGTCGCCCATCATTGCGAAATAATCTGTACCCGCGTCGGTGGCGTCGTCTTGTAAAATTATAAGGCTCTCAAAAAAGGCCGCCGCGTCCTCCTTTACTCCTGAGAAAAAACCGGTTATGTCTGTCTCGATACCAAGGGCGCCGAGGACGAGGTCAATAATAAAAGCCACACTTTCAAACAAAAATAAAAACGAGTCAACAATAAAGGCGATTATTCGAGTACATACGTCTAAAATTCCATATAGAAAACCCTCCCAGTCGCCTTTAAATAAACTAATAAAAGACCCGAGCAACCCCCCGACGATGCCAAAAATAAAACTAAAAACCTCCATTACTCGGTCAAGTCCAAACTTTGCAACTTTTAAAATATCGTCACCGAACTCGTCCCAAATAGTAACGACCAACTCGACGACCAACTCAACAAGGCCGACGACAAAGCCGACGAACTGGTTAAAGGCGTCGAGTACGGCGTCTAAAAATGAAGTTCCGGGGCCCTCGGTGAAATATAAAACTATCGCCTCCCAGTTGGTATAGATTAAATATACGGCCGTACCTATTGCGGCGGCGGCCGCTAAAATCGGGAGCGAAATACCGCCGGCGATTCCAGAAATAACGCCCATTAAAGAGGACAGTTTACCGAGTACGAAAAGGACGGGACCGATAGCGCTCGCGATTCCCGCGATTTGTAAAATTGTATTTTTTTGCTCAGTAGATAAAGCCGTAAACCTTGCCGCGAGGCCGCTCACCACGTCGGCCATTTGTTGAATTTTCGGGAGTAGTAACTCACCGAACGCAATAGCGAGCCCCTCGAGGGCGCTTTTCATTTCTAATAGAGCCCCCTGAGTAGTGTTTTTAAGGACGTCGGCGGCCTTTTGGCCCGCGCCGCCTGAGTTTATTAACTCGTCGTAAAATTCGCCCGTAGCGTCGCCCGCGTTGCCTAAAATTGGGGCGATGATTTGAGCCCTTTTTCCGAGTAACCCGAGAGAACCCTCAAAATCGAAGGCCCCTTGAGAAATTTGTTTTAATGTGTCTTTAACCGGTAGGCCCGCGACTCTAATTTCAGTTAAAGCGATTTTTAATTTTGTCCCGGCGTCGGCCCCGCTTATTCCATTATTGGCCATTATACCGAGTAAACTCGTCGTTTCCTCGAGACTGAGGCCCGCGTCGTTGGCTATTGGCCCGACCTTTTCCATTGAGGCGGTAAACCTCTCGAGGTCGAGCGCCGTATTACCGAAGGCGACGGCCATAACGTCGGTGACTCTGGTCGCTTGGCTCGAATCCAGTTGAAACTGCGAGAGGGTCCGCCCGACCGACTCAGCCGACTCGCTGAGGTCGTTGTCGAAGGCTTGCGAGAGGTTTAAAATTGCCCCCTCCATTGCGACGATATCGTCCGGCTTAACCCCTAATTTACTAAGTTCAAGTTGTAGACCGGCGACCTCGGACGCTGAAAACGCCGTCGTCGCGCCGAGCCTTTTCGCCTCCGCCTCAAGTTTCGCGAGGGCCTCGGGTCCAGCCGAACCCGCCACCGCCGCGACCTTTGCCATAGCGAACTCAAAATCGACGGCCGTTTTTCCCGCGATGCCCGCCAAGGCCCCGAGGGGCGCCGTGAGGCCCATAGTAAGCCCACGCCCAGCCGAGGACATAGACGAACCGAATTTTTTAAATTTTTTCGAGGCTCTCGCAAGGCCCCGGGTAAAAGCCTTACTGTTAAGGCCGAGAATAATCGCGAGTTTTGAACTACGAGCCATTTTTTTTGTTTAGTGTTTTAAGTAATTCGGAACGCATAGTCTCGACGTCGTCAGACGTTAAGGCTTCGCTCTCGCGTTCTGGGATATCGTAAGGGTAAAAGTCGGCCGTTTTCGCCGGCGTTTTCCCTTTGCCTTTATTGATATTTACCAAAAGAGCGCACACCGTCGCGGTGTGTTGCCACGCCATACGCTCACGAGTTTCGTGTCGGTATGTATAGGCCGCCAGTTCGGCAAATGTCAACTCCCAAAAATCGCCCGGGAGTATGCCCATTTTTAAAGCACTAAAATAAAACTCTCGCCAAGTTGTCGGGACGGTTGAAGGCCCCGGGGTTAGTTTCCCGGGGCGTCCTCGTCTTTTTTGTCGCTCGGTGGCGCCATTGATTCGACAACTTTCTCAGCATAGCCAGCGAGTAAACTCTCATTCTCACAAGTAAACGCGGCCCACGTATTAAACGAAGGTAAAAGTTTCGAGGTTTTCCCCGACCTTTCCAAATGGTTAACGGCGCCCCAGTATAAAATTCTCGGTATAAACCCGAGGGGGTTAGTTTGCATTTGTTTTTCAAACTCGTTGAGTTTAATTCCTTCATTTTCCGTAAGTAGGCGGAAAGCGTTCATATTAATAAGACAAGGGAACTTTTTTTCCCCGACTTTAACGTCGAACGCGCCGCGTAAACTGTTTAATTGCATAGCTTTATTTTTAATTTAGTTCAAAAATAAGCCTAACCGATTAAGCCGCCGTGAGTGCCCCGTCTCCTTTTAAAGTAACCGAGTAAGTCGCAAAGTCGTCGACCCCTGCGCTTGCCTCAATTGATTCAATGAACGCGGTCCCTTTGTAACCTTTGCCAGCCCCGCCCGCTGCGGCGGTGGCGTCTTGGAAATATACGCCGACTTTTGTCCCAGCGAGTGCGAGGTCCATAAGGTTATGAAAACCGTGCTCGGTTGTCGCGCTTCCGTCGTCCTCGTCGTCAGCCGTTGATAGGTC